GAGCTGCTGGTCTTGTAGTTATTACTGAGTTTATTTAAGGAGTAGCAATGGCACAAAGAACACGAGCACAGCGACTTAATGGTTTGTTCCCTCTTTCTTATACGGGTGTTGTACCAACATCTCCTCCAAATTTTATTATTGATAATCGAGCACCAACAATCAATGATTCGAAGAATTTCTACTTAGGTGATCTATGGCTAGATGATTCTGTTCAGCCACCCGATCCTCGTAATGTATGGATGTTAGTGTCGCTCGTAGGTAACAATGCAACTTGGATTCATTTTGGTGGTGGCGATCTAGAAACTCTCACCGGTAATAGTGGAGGAGCTGTATCTCCTGATGGTGTAGGTAATATTAATGTTCTAGGTGATACGACTACGATCAATGTCGCTGGTAATCCAGCAACGCATACGCTTACTATCTCAACTGTAGGAACAGGTGTTATTTCTACTTTAACGGGAGATACTGGAGGTGCAGTACCTCCTACAGCTGGTAATATCAATGTTATCGCAGGTCATGCAGCACTTGGTTCCGGATCCTCAGTTATTATTAATGGGACACCGGGAACTTCAACCCTTCAACTTGCAGTTACTGATAGTAGTAGCAATACAATTATTGGTAATAATGCAGGAAATTTAACACTTTCAGGATCTAACAATACTGCTCTTGGTAAGACTGTATTACATGCTTTAACGACAGCTAATGCTAATACAGTTGTTGGGTCGCTATCGGGTGCTCTTATAACCACTGGTGGTAACAATACTATTTATGGTGAAGGTTCGGGTACTGTTTTACTTACTGGTACTAGTAATATCATGGTGGGTCAAGGTTCTGGTACTGCATATACAGGATCTGAGAGTAATAACATTACGATAGGTACCAGTAATGTTGGAAGGATAGCCGAAACGGGTACCTTGTGGATTGGTAATAGAGGGGGTTCTAATCTTACTGCTAATACTTTTATCGGTTCTGCTTCCGGTAATACTGCTTATACTGTTGCTTCGGGTATAGATAATACCGCTGTTGGAGCTGGTACTCTTCTATCGATGACAACCGCTACGCGCAATACTGTTATGGGTGTTTCATCGGGAACAGCGCTCACTACAGGAGCATCAAATACAGCAATAGGTTGTGAAGCGTTCGAAGTTGCTACATTAGCTAACTCATGTACCGCCGTTGGTAATACGGCATTACGTAATTATGTTGGTACGGGTATGGCTAATCAAGATGCCCATACAGCATGTGGGGATCAGACACTTTTTTCATTAGCATCGGGTATTGGCAATACAGCTATTGGTAGTGCTACTTTATCGCAATTATTTGGTGGTGATCATAATACAGCAGTGGGTTGGATTTCATTGCAGGGTCTTGGTAATGCTGGAACTCAAACAGCTTTCAGAAATACCGCTGTAGGTGCTAAATCTGGTCAGAGTTTCTTAACAGGAACCGATAATACACTTATTGGTTATAATGCTGGAAGTGCTTATGTAGGTGCCGAATCAAGTAATATTTGTATTGGTTCTGGTGTAACTGGGCTTGCTGGTGAAAGCAACAAAACCAAGATTGCCAATATACGTGGTGTTACTACAACTAATGCAGATGCTGTTGCAGTCCTTATCGATTCTGCTGGTCAACTTGGAACTATATCTTCATCAGAACGCTACAAAGATGACATTGAGGATATGGATGACTATTCATCTCCTATCATGGATCTGAGACCGGTTACTTTCAGCTGGAAGAACTCAAATAATAAAGGCGTGCAACGTGGTCTTATTGCAGAAGAAGTTGATGTTACCTTCCCTGATTTGTGTATCTACAATGAAGAAGGAAAACCAGAAACGGTTCGCTATCATGAATTACCGGTATTACTTTTGAATGAGTTGCAAAAGTTAAAAGCGCGTGTTATTGAACTTGAAGATCGACTTATTGATTTGGAAGTTCGATTTAGCAAAGTAAATGTTGAAATATCTGAATTATAGACTCTTGCTACTCCTTTTTTCCCTCTGCATGAACAGTTTGTGCAGGGGGTTTTATTCTATCGTCGTGCACCACTACAATTACACGCTTTACATATCTTTTGCCACCAGGTTAATTCTGTTCGTTGTGCTGGTACAATCTGTGTTCCAGGAATAGGGTTTTGTTGTATATGGCTATTGAAAATACCCGCAACTCTATAACGGAATGCCGCATCATCAAGTGCTGCATCAAGATCAAGAAGCAATTGTTCTTGTTGTGCTATGGCAGCAGCATGAAGATCAGGAACACCTTGTGAGCGTACGAGTGGTGGATTATGCGCAGGCAAGTCCATTTGTACGCTATAGATATTCCACAACAACGCCATACAGATAACCAATAAACTTACACCAATAACCTGACGAGCTTTCATTACATTTCCTTACTTTGAACTGTCTCTAAAGAAACAACAACACCCTGCTTCTACCTGATCATCATTTTTCGGTCTTTCAGGAATAACCTGACGCTCAACTTTATAATGGGCTTTGCGTTCGTGCTTTTTATGATTACTAGCTTGTGTAACAGTTTGTGTTGTGGTGACAACAACGTTGGTTGTAGGTTGTTTGTCGGCAGAATATAAGGGCGCAACAAACAGAAGAGAGAAGAATAGCTTCGTCATGGTACCTCCTTAAAGTAAAATACCCCTGCGTAAGATTATCCTACACAGGGGGAAGTAATACAATGTGCTTCTACACTGTCCCTAACGTTATTCTTGTTTTAGCATTTCCCAGCGAGGATTATTTTCATCTCTACTGGTTTGGGTATACATCACGAAAGATCCATCATGTGCAACGACTTTGCATTGAGATCCTACCGGTGCATGATCATAGATATTAGGTGCACTATGCCGTTGTATCAGCATGGGCGGTTCGCTTATGCGTGATGGTTGGTCTGACATAGTGTCCTCGTATTTTATCCCGCGGTAGCGTTTGCGTAAGCGGATTATGGTTTGACGCCGGCACGTTTTTGCTTAATTTCTCTGATGCGTTGTAGTGATACCATATACTTGCTCTTTGGCATATCAGCAAGCGATTGAAGCTGTAGTTTATCGAGTACCATCTCACCAATATCAGGATAATCAGCTAACTCATATTCTAACTCTTCAAGCTGTTCTTTGGTAACGGTATCAGCTGACTGCTCTTTTGGATTGTACTTGTTTGAGGGACCTTTAGCGATCATGTCTCGTGAATCTACCATAGCTACTTCAGCATCATCATCAACGGGATCTGAAGAACAGGTTATACCTAACAATGCCATAATAGAGTATCTACGATTATAGGTAAGTGTACTGCCATATGACTGTGGATCATTCTTAGGCGGTAGTATTCTAGCCCTCGTCTCAATCCATTGCCCTGTAGCATGCCATAAACGTGTGTGAAGCATCGTAGCCCCACCTTCATCAAATCGTGTGTCCTGGGTCAAGCTTAGGCCATTCTTATATAAAGCCGGTCTTACTGTTCTTATGATAGTATCAAGATCAGTATAGGCACTCTTGAAATACGGATTCTCTCGGTTGTGCCCAATAATGGGATATTCACCCTGTGCTTTAGCCAATGCTGCTACAAGATCTTTGGTTTCTGGAGATTGATAGGAATCTTTTACTGTCTTCTTTCTTTCTGCTTCAAGCTCTCGTTCATGGCAAAGTTTAAGTTCATCTAATAGACGCTGAATGATTGGTTCCACGGTTGCCTTTCTCTAAGCATGCTTCGGTGCAATGTTCATTGATCTCGCAGATTTCATAATCTACTTTGCCATAGTCGCATTCTTTTCTATGAAGTTCCACATTGGCATTGAAGCCTTTGCGTTCTAAGAACTTAAGTATTGCTTCGGCTACTTCCTTTCGCGATGCGCGTGATCTAGCCATTGTTTTTTTACTTTTTTTCTTCTTGAGTGCATTCAGCACTATGTGGACCTACAAATTCATCTATAAACCTACTAATTTCCCTCTCAAGTTGAGGGTATTTATCTTGTAGGCTCTGTATGTAGTAAAATAATGTCATATTGTGCTTTAAAAGGGTGATGCATACAGATTTTAGTTCCTCTTTAGTCAATGCATCATTTAATACTTTTTCTCTGATATCCACGTTTATATTCCTGGTATGTTACTTAAATTAAATATACTTGAGATTCAACCACTAGGGGTTCGTAGAAAATTACGAACCCTTAGTAGTTGATTTATGGAAATCGTCCCCAATCAAGGGAACGGCTTAAGGATAAGCAATTAAAAGTATGACATACAACTATATCTTGTCAACTTAATAAACAAACTATATTCTATATATATCACTAACCTAGATAAGGATATATATGAACAATTGGCGAGCCATACAAGACATAGTCGAAGACGAGCAAATTAGGGATCAGTTTCGTATTTTGGTTAAAGCCTACATAAAGGCCAGGGGTTGGACAAAGAAGCACGCAGCGACGGAATTTAACGTATCCTTTCCTATGCTCATAGATTTTCTCCATGGCAAACCTAAGATTGCTCGGTTTATGTCGTATGAGAAGATCTATGAATATATAAAGAAAAATGGAGAAGACTTGATTTTTCCTACCATTTTGAGGTAATATCGCCGCGATATTGAAATAGATTATAAAAAGCATAGGCAGGGACTTTAGCTCATCCCTGCCCATTGTTTATACAAACTCTAACTTTGTATATGAATTCAAATTACCAAAACTCATACACAAATCAAGAAAAACTTAACCCAGCGGCACTTTTGCCACTGAAATTAAGATTGATTCACTATTTTCTTGGTTTCAAATCCAAACCCATTTACGTATCACACACAACACTCGGAAAATTGTTTGGTGCTCATCGAAGTACCATACTCCGTGCTCTCAGCGATCTTTTCCACGATGGTTGGATAGAGAAGACCCGTCGTGAATTTAACACATGTCTTTATGTAGTTACGGATGAAGCCAAAGCAGAGAGCTATCGTATCTCACATTTATGGAACCAACTTAAGTGGTTAGCACCACTCTCTTTGAGTCTTATTTTATCCATTACCAAACCTGGCGCTACACTATATAGTTCTAAGGTTAATAATAATTATATTTATATAACTAACGCGCGCGAGGGAGACAAGGAAGAGGGCATGAAGCAAGACAGAAACGCTTGGAAAAAGCAGTACTCTATATCCATGTGGCAAAAGATGGATGCCGAAAAGCAACGAAAGCATCGAGAATGGTTGGAAAGACGGGCCGCTCTCGAGGAACAAGCTATTCTTCAGGGTCTTAGCGAAATTCAACCCGTACCAAAAATAGTGGATGCTAGTCATCCACCACGTCACGAGTTGCCGAATATTCAATCTGAAGTCATTCACTCCGTGACAAAACGTCACCCACTGATAGAATCCCCTGTCGATGATGATTCCGTATGGGAAGAAATCTTCTAGACAGGTGAAGCGTGAGATCAAAAACCTATATTATTAAAGGGTTACCACAAGCACTCATACATCGTCGTACGGATGATGTCATTGCTTGGAGTACTACCAAACAAGTTCGATTATTAACTACAATAGAACTACAACGGCAACACAATGATGAGCCACTATTTGAGGGAGCACTTACCCTTGAGGTAATGTTTTTCTTTCCCTTACCATCAACAGCACGGTCTAAATGCAAAGCTCGTCTCGGGGATGGTCATCTTATGCCGCCGTCATTGTTTACTCTTGTACACTTTTTAGAAGCAGTTACGCATGGCATAATTTACGACTGTGAGAGCTCTATTGCCTATGTCAGTTGCAAAAAGACCTATGACCAAGAAGCCCGGACAGAGTTCACCATCTCAGAGATCTTACGTTAAGAAAAAGATAGCTAAAACCAGTGAGCCTAACACATCAAATACAACTCCAACAAAAAACGGCTGGTTCGACTACCTCAATATTTTCAGTCAGGAGATGTGCCCTATGAACCATGAAGGAATACAGAGATTAGCTTCCGAAATCATAGAGTGGGCCCAGAATGATGATGAAGCTTTGAAGGTTTCGCAGTTCTTTTTAAAGAAGGGAATTGGACAAACTACCTGGGTTACATGGTGTTCAACATTCCCCTCTTTACAGGAAGCCCATAATAATGCTCGTACTATCATAGGCAATCGTCGTGAGATAGGAGCGTTAAAGAAGAAGTATGACTCAGGTATCGTTGCTACGAGTATGGCACACTACGATAAGGAATGGCGAGAGGCTGCTGAATGGCGCGCTTCTTTACGAGAAAAGCATAGGCAAGAAACTACAAGTGGACCGCAAATAGTGATTATGGAAAAGATACCGACATGTGATCTAGTACCAGAAAGAAAAAATGACCGTAGCGACACAGATACATCTAAATAAATATAAACCCCGACCGTATCAGCTTCCTATTCTTGATGCGCTTGAGAATAAGGGTTATAAGCGCGTGCTTGCTATCATGCCTCGACGTGCCGGCAAGGATATAACCGCGTTCAACTTTTGCATTCGCTACCTTTTAAGAAAAACCTGTGTCATTTACTATATATTCCCAACATACTCACAAGGTAGGAAGATTCTCTTTGATTCGATTACTAATACTGGGGAACGAATCCTGGAGTATATTCCTAAAGAAGTAATAGCATCGATTAACTCCCAGGAAATGAAAATAAGGTTTACCAATGGCTCACTCTTTCAGATTGTTGGCTCTGACAACTACGATTCTCTTGTCGGTACCAACCCTCAAGGGATTGTCTTCTCAGAGTATGCGTTACAAGACCCGCGAGCGTACCAATACTTACGACCTATACTTGCCGCCAATGATGGATGGGCACTCTTCTTGTCAACGCCGCGCGGTAAAAACCATTTATGGGAGCTCTACAACATCGCTCAAAATAACCCAGACTGGTTCTGCTACAAGCTCTCCCTCGATGATACTCAACATATACCCCTGCATGAAATCGAACGAGAACGAGCAGAAGGAATCATGTCCGAAGACCTCATCCAACAAGAGTACTACACCAGCTTCGACATGGGCGTTGAAGGTTCCTACTACGCCAAAAGCCTTGACCGCATGCGCCTCAAAGGCCAAATCGCCCAAGTCCCGTGGGAACCAGGTTTCAAAGTCCACACCGCGTGGGACCTTGGCATCAGGGACTCGACTACAATCATCTTCTTCCAAGTCATTGGACAAACGATACGCATAATAGATTGTTATGACAAAAACAAAGAAGGTTTAGAACACTATGCTTCTGTTCTACAATCTAAGCCGTATCAGTATGGGAAACACATAGCCCCGCACGATATCAAAGTTAAAGAATTTGGCACAGGCATGACGAGGATAGAGAAAGCTAAGCATCTTGGTATATCGTTTACTGTAGCCCCGGATTTAAGCATTGTAGATGGTATAGAAGCGGTGCGTACAACATTGCCGAAGACATGGATAGATGAGAAGCAGTGCGCACCATTAATCAAGTCTCTTGAAGGCTATCGTCAGGAATGGGATGCAAAGAAAAAAGTATATAAATCGAACCCACTGCATGATTACAATTCACATTATGCGGATGCTATGCGCTATCTTGCGATATCACTGCCAAAGACTCGTGACAGTATGTCGCCTGATGAAAGAGAGCGGCAGTTTCAAGAGGCGCGGTACGGTAGTCAGTCACATCTACCCAATATATTTAGGGACGATATCCCTTCCGACCTACGATGAATAAAGAAACATTGAAGATCGTGGCTACCGTTATAGGAATAACCGTGTTCTCTGTGGGTGCTATGTTTGTGATATTGTATGTAAGCGTTTATATATTTTGTACTTTATGAAAGGTTAATGTATGGCACAACAACAAGCTTTCCAACACATGGTAGCATGGTCGATCCAGAATCTATTTAATGTTTATAAAGAAGCTCAGGCGATTCTTGCTGATGAATCTTTATCTGAATCTGATAAGAAGGTTCGCTTGCAGGGGCCAAATGGTACCGATCATCGCATGCTCAATTATGTGTTATTACTTAAGCCTGCACTCGAAGATGCTGAGAAAGAATTCCCAGATCAAGCACAGTTTTTTGAGTGGTTTCGTGATCGCTGGACCTACATTGAAGGACTCAACATTCTTAACGGTCCATGCTCATGTAAGGGCTGTAAAGTTGATGATACGGTAAGTACTAATCAATAGTTGCTTTGGAGCCTGTAGGATTCTAGACTTGGGCAAAGTAATTTATATGATTCGCCTTTACTGAAGTTATGGCGGAATAGAGGGATACGCAATGATTTTTCCCGAACTAGGACCACAGTATTACGATGAGCAACATAAAGGCCTTCTGTCACGCATGGAGGCCTTTTATGCTTCCAGTGTTACCATTAATCAACAATTTTGGTCGGAGGCTGATCAGGACACTCGGTTCGAGGCAAACGATCAGACATTATGGAATGACCTGTATGGTAATCTTCCGGTAAACCGTAGACGTCAGTTTACGTTCAACCATATCAAACCGGTTGTTAATATGATTAGCGGTTTCCAACGCCGCAATCGTAAATCAACGATCGTTATTCCCGTAGAAAATGGTGATCAAGAAACCGCAGATCAGTTTACGAAGATCCTTTTGTGGGTAAACCGCCAGGAAGGTGTACTTGAGACGATATCAGAATCGTTTCATGGATCTCTTGTAACAGGTATGAACTTGTTACAACTCTGGATGGATTACCGAGAAGACCCTGTTTCAGGTAACATCAAGGTTGATAACTGCTCATACAATGCGTTTCTCATTGATCCCTTTTTCAGGAAAGCTGATCTTTCTGATTGTAACGGCATCTGGAAGCGGTCATTTCTAACACGTAGAGAATGTATCTCGCTCATGCCCGATAAAGAAGATGAGATTCTTGGGTTAGTAAGTAATGAATCAGGAACTGGCCGAGATGCTAAGTTTCAGTTTATGCCTGAATCATATGGCTATGCATATAAGCAACTATTAACGTACGATGAGTACTATTATCGTGACTATCGGAAACAAAAACTCTTACTTGATTCAGAAACTGGCGAAACGATGGAATGGCGTGGCCAAGATGATGAACGGCTTAAGATATTCCTAGAACAGTACCCTCAGGTTTCTGTTATTGAGAGCGATGTTCCTACGGTTAAAGTTGCTGTTGTTATTCAGGGTCGCGTTATGTACGACGGTCCTAATCCGTTAGGTATAGACCAGTATCCTTTCGTTCCGGTCTTCGCCTATTACAATCCGCAAATGCCTTACTTCCCGTACCGTATCCAGGGCGTTGTACGTGGATTGCGTGATGCTCAATATCTCTATAATCGTCGCAAGATCATTGAACTTGATATCTTAGAGTCGCAGGTTACTTCGGGTTGGAAGTTCAAAGAGAACGCCGTCATTAATCCTAAAGACCTTTATAGTTCTGCTGGTCAAGGTCGTGGCATTGCGTTAAAAGATGATGCTCAGATGACAGATGTTGAACAGATCATTGCTCCATCGATACCACCATCAATGATGCAGATATCGGAATCATTAGGTAATGAAATATTCAAGATCTCTGGCGCTAATGAAGAGCTCATGGGTTCAGCTGTTGATGATAAAGCCGGCATCCTCTCAATGCTTCGACAAGGTGCGGGGCTTACAACACTACAACCTCTTTTTGATAATCTTGATCGCGCACAGAAGTTACTTGGCAAGCTTATGATTGATGTAGTTCAGACTAATTTCACACCGGGAAAGATCCAAAAGATTCTCGAGGGTAAGCAACCGGCGCCACAGTTTTACAACAAGGCCTTCGGAAAATACCACGCTGCCGTCGAAGAAGGTGTTAACACCTCTACGCAAAAGCAAATGCAATTCGCTCAGATGATCTATTTGAAGCAAGCTGGCGTACCAATCCCTGACGATCAATTGCTTGAAGCATCAACGTTACAGAATAAAAAAGAACTCATTGAATCTATACAGAAGTCACAACAGGCAGCTCAACAGGCTCAACAACAACAACTACAAACACAAATGCAACTCCAACAAGCGCAGATTGAGTTGTCACAAGCTAGAGCTGAAGCTGATCGTGGTCTTGGTGTAGAACGGTTAAGTCGTGTTCAAGAGAACCAAGCTTTAGCGGTAGAGCGTAGAGCACAAGCACATAAAGATGATGACACGGCTTTACTTGATAAGATCAAAGCGCTCAAAGAACTAGAATCGATTGACTTGAAACATCTTGGTGAACTTCTTCGTATGAGCAAACTTTTGCAAAATCAAGATCAACAAGATAAAGAAATGGCGGATCTTTCAGTCCGCCTCAAAGCCCCACAACAACTCCAACAAGGATTGCCTCAATGAAGCGATGGTTAATACCGTTACTTTTTAGTTCTTTAGTTCTCTGCGCAGTACCTAGCGTCGATAAGCAAACACAAAAGCTTGCTGATTATCTTATACGTAAGAGCGTATCTAATAAGAAACGCCATTATAAACGTATTCGTTCTTTACAGCAGGTGGTTGCTAAGCTTGAGAAGTTTAATGTCGAAGATCTTGCGTTGATCTGTAAATACATAGAGATTCGTATGCATGCGCTCGAAGTTCCTCACGGCGTATGAATGTAGTTAGAGGATCGATTAACCTTGCAGCTTAGGCTGCAGTTTCTACAGGAGTGCCTACTATGGCAAAAAAACGTTACTATGATGGAAGCCAAGGTGCCTATGCTGGACCTGAAGCGCGTCGTACACAAGAAATGGAAGACGGTGGCATGATCGAAGAAGATCGCAATGCTATCGCTAATCTTCCTCAAGAAGTCATGATCAAAGCTTATCAACCAGCTGATGATTATGGTGTTTATAATCTTGATGATACGATTCGTAGTGTTGACCACCAACGCAAAGAAGATGCTAAGCACAAGAAAAAAGGCCAATTCCCTGATATGTTCTAGGGGTTTACTATGGAACTACGAAAGAAAGTTCTCGGTCATCGAGAAGGTCCTCGTGGTACACGGCCTATAAATCGTGAAGAGGCAATGCAAGTCTACGGCAATATGAGAGCCAAGGATTTAGAACGGAGTGGATTCGATTATCAGAGGGTCGAAGACATTGAAAGTTCTTTTTATGCTGGCTTAGATAAGCGCCGTCGTCTTGAAATGGCTGAAGGTGGTATGGTTAAAGAAGACAGAAATGCTATGGCAAACTGTTCTATGAAACCTGTACACCGGGAATATCCTCGCGCGGGTTACTATTCTTCTCCTTATATCGATGATTCGAGAGAAGTAGAGGAGTAGGCCATGCCGATAATGCCACGCCATAATAAGAAGGCAACTAAGGTAGCTTTTGCTATCTTGGGCAAACCTTCTAATTTGGTCAAAGAACATTTGTCCGAGCACGAACGTTATGTTCGCCGCCGATTGTTCTTTGAAGATACTCGATTAAGTCGATAACAACTCGGGGGGTTCGTGTTTTGTCGCAATTACACGGGCCCCCTTTAATAAGGGTTACTATGGCAAAATCAGAGAAATCAGAAGCGAAGAAAATTGTCGTTGCTAAAGGCGTCAAGGTTCCTCGCGGCGCTGAAGAAAAAATGCGCAAGAAAAAAGGCTCGGGGAGCGCAGGCAAATATAAAAATGTTAAACCTAAAGATTTCGCTGGTGCTTCAGGCGGTGCAAGCAAGTATAGTTTTCCTATACCCGACTTGGCCCACGCACGTAATGCCTTGGCTCGTGCTCATTTTGCACCAAACCCTGCAGGCATTAAAGCGAAGGTTTACAGAATGTATCCTGAGCTTAAAAAGAGACATGAAGCTCGTAAATCTAAAAGCAAAAAATCAAAGGAATAGTCATGGCAATGGCTAAGAAATCCTATAAAGCTAAAATGAAACTTCATAAGGCAAAAAAAGATCATCACCAAAAGATGATGAAGCATCATGATGGCAAGCTTAAGGAAATGTTAAGCGAAGATTCCAAGATGCATAAAGCTAAATCTAAGCTTCATAAGAAAGAAGACAAAGTAAGTAAAAAAGAAGATAAACTTCATCGTCGTCTTGAACGCGGCGAAGGCAAAATGAAAAAAGTTATGCACGAGTTCAAAGAGGGCGCACTACATAGCGGTTCAAAAAAGGGACCTAAAGTTAGCAATCGGCGCCAAGCTCTCGCGATAGCTTTTAGTGAGGCTCGCAAAGCTCGCGCTAAACGCAAAAAATAAGTGTTCAAGGGAGATAACATGGCTTTGGGTTCTTTAGGTTCTATGCTTATACCCGTTATCATAGTTATTGCTTCACTTATAACTGGATTTGGAGCCCGCTATTGGCTTAAATCAGATCCATCAGCAGAGATAGTTGTAGAAAAGATGGCGGAAGAAGCCATTAAGGAAGAAATCGGTATTGATATCAACTTTGAAGCACAATCTCCTAATAAACCATCGGAGCCCGCTAAGTAATGACACAACGTGATAGAAAAACGGTCGGTAAGATTGCAACCGATCTTATACAGCAAGAAGCTCCGACTCGAAGCGTTATAGAACTTGAACGGGCAATGCATGAACAGTACGAGAATAACGTATGGGAATGCGTTACCCGTTCTAAGAAATTATTTACCGGTGATTTCTATGTCGTCGTTCTTACTAAAAAAGAGAAACTTCTTGAGAACGTTGTTCGGCATTACTTTTTTGGTAGACTTACCTGCCCTACACCGGATTATGACCAAACTGTTTATAAATTCGTTTCTTCGCATGAATCTCTCGAGTTCCTATGGGTTATACCGTCAAAAGACACATGTGAACATTTGAGGGATCATGCGTTAGAAGTTGATCCTTCGGAGCGTGATCTTCTTCACTATATTCTCGATTTCTATGATGATACGCTCATGAAGAAAGCTAAAAAATTAAACGGAGAAGCGTTAGAAACACCAATGTTAATCACCTAAGATAAGGAGCACGTATGTCATTTGAAGTGAAATATGACGTTAATGGTAAAGTCATTAGTTCAGAGCCGGTATATGAAGAGAAACCAGAGTCTGCAGTTCAAGAACCAGTCGAAGAGCAAACCGTTGAAACAGCTTCCGTTGAAGCGAATGAAGAAACTGTACAAGCTGTCAGTGAAGCCCCTGAGCCGGTACAACAAGTTCAACCGTCTAAAGAATCGGATGCTGCGAAGAATTTTCGTGAGATGCGCGAAGCTAAGGCTCGCGTTGAAAGAGAGCGGGATGACGCTATGCGTCGCTTGGCAGAACTTGAAGCAAAAGTTACAAAGCCTGCAATACCCGTTGAAGAAGATGATGAGATCCGCATTGGCGATGATGATCTTGCTGAAGGAAAACATCTGTCTAAAATGGCTCGGAAAGTTAAGAGACTAGAAGACCAAATCAGGAAGCAACAAGAGCAAACAGAAGAACAACGAATCGAAGCGCGCATCAAAGCCCAATATCCAGATTTCGACCAAGTTGTTTCTAAAGATAATGTAGCCACGCTGTATGCTGCATATCCTGAATTGGCATATACATTAAGCCAAACTAAGGACATGTATGCACAAGCTGCTTCTGCTTATACCCTTATGAAGAAGTTTGGCATCCATCAAGATTCAACGACATCAGCTTTGTCTGCACTTAATGATAAAGATAAAGTAGCTAAGAACATGGCAAAGCCTCGGCCACTAACGAGTGTTTCGCCACAACAGGGCGAATCACCACTATCGAGAGCTAATGCTTTTGCTGAAGGGCTTACGCCATCACTTAAAGAACAGTTACTTAAAGAAATGAACGCTGCGAGAAAAGGTTACTAAGACTATTTTTTCCCCATGTCTAGGTTGGTTAGTTCTTAGATATGGGGATTTCATTTATCCATATAATAACTTAGTGCAGCACCGCCGAAGATAAAGAAAATCGATACAGGGATAAAATCTTGTGTATAGATAGTTTCCGCTTCTCGTATTTTGAAGTACACAGAAAGACCATAAAAAATACTGTAAATGATTACGACTAAGCTATAGTTTAATAACTGTTTCTTAACGTGGTTCCAGTATTCATGCATAGCTGTTCTTTATGTGTTAACGGCAAGGTTATCCACGGGAGCCCTGTCGTAATTATTCAAAGTTGTTTTCTTTGTCTTTGAGCTGCTTTTTTCCAAAGCCAGTAAAGAATAAAATTGTGTAAGGTAATGGCTACAAAGTGCGATGTGGATACATTCCACCAGTTTTTGTACCACATATACCACCATTCCAGGGCTATAAAAAAACCTATGATTATTCGATGAGTTATCTTGAATTTAAAACGAAGTTTCTTATCCGGTACTTCATCTATGAACCATTCATCAAAAAAAGGTACAAACCATTCACGAGCATTCACAAATAAAAGGGTACAAAGCGCTATACCCAATACACTAGCAATTGTTTGTCCCCAAAATCCTGTCCATATCAGAAATGGGAAATTGAAGTTATGCCATATCTGCATACCAGAAAGGTAAAGAATGGCAGGCAATTCTTGTTTGAATCGTGTCCAATGCTTTTCAGATATTCGTATCATTTTTCTCTTTGTAGAATAAGGGCTTGCTTTCGCAAGCCCTTATTGTTATGGTCTATCAAACAGGACCAGTTAGAGTACCAACAGTTATGCCGCCAGCAACTCCAGCAGCAACAGCAACGGGTTGAGCAAGGATTTTTGCTGCAACAGCACATCCCGCATATACTGTAAATCCTAATGCAGGATTTACAGCGGCAAAGGGTAGTGAGATCAGTTTTGCAATTCCCAACGCTCCTGCCTGAACACCGCAATAGCCGGCCCAAGCACCGATAGTTGCGCCGACAACACCACCGCCTTGTCCAGGAACATGTGTACGTAGGACAAAGTTCTTGTCACTTGTTTTAGATACCGCGATCTTAGCAACCGCAAGATATTTACCCAGTTGCTCATCATTCATTGCGCGAAGCGGTGCTTCAACAAGAGTAGGATCAATTGGGAAACTCTTTCCCTTTTTGATTACTTTGAAGCCTTCTTCATCTCGCATCAAGCGTGCTTTGCCAAGAGCTGATTTGCCAAGGATGGCTGACTTTGGAATTCGCATTCCATTATGCGTGGTTTCACTTGCACTAATAATGCTGCATGAAACAACGAGTACTAATAATATTCTTAAGTTCATAGTAACTTCCTAGATGTAATAGTTATTTCTTTGGTTCTGCTCTAAGAGCTGCGTTATATTCTTCAGCTTTAGAGGCACCTGCCACAGAACCAATAAGAGCAGCTTTATAACTATATGCTTCGATACCGGGACCAAAGAAGGTTTCTAATGCTGTCCATGCCCCATATCCTGCAGCAGGACCACCAACAAGACCGGCGCCTGCACTTATTACGGCAATAGCACCATGGCCAACAAGACTTACACCACCTTTGGCTATAGCAGCTCCTTTTAGTCCTTCAATGGCAACACTTTTCTGTGGCTGTGCTGGAGTTGGTGATGGTTGTGGTTGATTAGAGTTTTCCATTGCAGATGCAAGGGTACAAAGAGAGATTGTTACCGCTATAAGCGATAATTTGCGTAAAGACATGATTGTCCTTCGTAAAGATATGATAATGATACGACTGCTTACTTGGACGTGAAAAGATATAGAACAGCCACGGGTGACAAGGCCATGGAACTTGAACTCATTGCTAACTATGCTCTTACTCTTACATCCATAAATCAATGTATACGTTCTTTAATACGTGTCAATACACTTTTAAAAAACATTTAATTTCAGAATGTGACAGATTTAAATACACGTTTGCTTACTCAGAAGATATGAGTATAGTGTGAGCATTTACAGGAGGGCATAATGAAATTACAAGAACAACAAGCACGCTTTGCTGAATGCGTTGCACAGTTAATTGATTTCATTTTTGCATCTGGTTATTCGTGTACACTTGGCGAAGCATACAGAACTCCTGAGCAAGCAAAATTATATGCAGAAGAAGGTAAAGGTATTATTAAAAGTCTTCATCGCCAACGGCTTGCCATTGATTTGAATATATTCTCTCTTCAGGGTGACTATATGTCTGAAAGTGATGAGTATGAAAAATTTGGGGTTTTTTGGGAAAATCTTGATCATCAAAATCGTTGGGGCGGTAGATTTCAACGCAAAGACGGAAATCACTTCGAACGCATGTATGAATTATAAATCGCTCATTGTCTATGATTCTCTTTGACTAATGACTCAGCAAAGAGAATGCTTCTTACTCTCCGACCCTCAGTAGACCCCTATCTACTGAGGGGTTTTTTATGGTAGATTGCGCGGCGTGCGACGTTTTCCCTTTTTTTTCGTCGTACCTGTACCATACCTCCCTCATTAGTTGCACTTGTCATCTAGTGAGGGTATCTTTCTGCAGACGTATAAAGCATTCGTCATGCTTGTTTTTATGACGTATCGAGCATTCGTCAAGCTCATTTTGACGTACGGAGTTTTCGTCAAACTCGAGTAATCACAATGATCTTTAGCGAGGAATTCGACGATGGCTATAACAACGTCTACCGTCTTGCCTGCGCCGGTTCAGCAAAGCTTTAGCTATAAGCTGCTCTCGGTTCCGGTTCCAAATATGATTCACAAAATACCTGCGATGAAAAAGCAAATGCCACGTAATGGTGGTACAACGCTTCGTATGCGTAGATATAATCCTCTTGCAACGGCGATGGTTCCATTAGGAAACACCGGCGTTACTCCCCCAGCACAATTGCTTACTGCTGTAGATATTGATGCCCGTATTAGTTTTTATGGCACATATGTACAACTTAATGAGCAAGTTACGCTTCAAAACCAAGATCCAGTACTTAATGAATGTGCTGCTCGTCTTGGTGTTTCTCTTCGTCAAACCGAAGATCAACTAACGCGTGACATGCTTGCAGGTACTGCAGGATTTATTAACTCTACGGGTGGTGTAAACGGTGATAACCCAACGGAAATCACACGTTCTGATGTTGATGTAGTTGTTCGTGCGTTGTTGAACAACAATGCATACACGATCATGGATAACATCGAAGGTGAAGATAAGTTTGGTACAGCTCCAGTTCGTGATGCGTACTTTGCTCTTTGCAGCACGCAGCTAACTGGTGATCTTGATGCTGTTGCTGGCTTCATCCAAAAGAACCAATATCCATCACCAATGAATGCACTGCGTTCAGAATGGGGTTCAATTGGTAACCTTCGCTTCCTGATCTCATCAATCGGATCAGTGAGCCCTAATGCTTCAGCACTTGGTAATAACGTATTCAACATTTTCTGTGTGGGTATGGAAGCATATGCCTGCATCGAGCAAGATGGTTATAGCGCTAGTTTTATTTATAGACCGCCTATATATGATGGTCCATTGGCGCTTAATGCATCTGTTGGCTACAAATTCGCTGAAGTCCCGCGTATCACTAATGACCAATGGGTCATCAACCTACGCGCAACTCAAGCGTAATTAAGGAGAGTTAAACATGGCATACAATACACTGATACAACAAGGTAGTTTTACGTCAAACGGAGCGGGTAAATTTATTCCGTTGCGTGGTGGCGTCGACTGGATGGAAGTCTGGAATTATACCCAGATGGTAACTGCTGCTGGTAACCAAGCGGTAGCCTACTATTGGCAACTCGGAATGCTTACAACCGGTATTCAATACGTTAAAACTGCAGCTACGAGCGCATTACAGCCCGTTGCTTCTGGAGCTGGCCAATTTATTCTCGTTGATCCATCCGATCCAGCAGTCTCACCGGTTCTTGGGGCTAGAATTGCTACAACGGCAGAAACAAATGCTGTTCAGCCTGTGGTATCAACGGGTAATACTGCTGGTCTTGTAACAGGTTCTGTTGTTCGTTTATCACACGTAGCAGCTCAACCAAACCTTATGGGCTTTGACTTTGAAATTGACACAGTCAATGCTAATGCAAACTTCAGAATGCGTTATGCATTAGCAAACGCACCTGGATTTGCTGGTGGTGCTGGTTTCTATCGTCAAGTTAATTTCAATAGTCCGTTCTATCCACGAAATAGATTTATCGTGAATATTGCGCAAGCTAATCCAATGGTAGTTGATCTGTCAGTAACTGCTGATTTTACTGTTGGACAACAAGTTAGATTCCATATACCAGCTGCTTTTGGGATGATCGAACTCGATAACTTGGTTGGTAATATTATCGCTGTTGCTAATAACCAGATTTCGGTTGATATTGACTCAACTGCATTTAGTGCATTTGTGTTTCCGGCTGTTGCATTATATCCATTCACGTTTGCACAAGTTGTTCCTGTTGGTGAAGATACTTCATTAGCATTGGCACTTGGCGCTGATATCTTGGGTGATGCTACGGTTAACCAAATGGAAATTGGTATGTTCCTTGCAGCTGGTGCTAATAGCCCTGCGGGAGCTAATGCTGATTTGATTTTCTGGAAAGCCGGTAAATCATTTAGTGTAAGTAATATATAATATTGGCGTAATGCTAATGCAGGAGGAGGGTAATTCCTCCTCCTTAATCTAGGAGATAAGATGTCATTACAAGAAAAGCACGTAAGTACAAAAAAAGAAGTTAAAGAACCAAAGATTAATCTTAAATATATGCGTGATAAGGATCGTGAACCGGTTAAAGGAATCTTTCATTTTTATGAAGTACCGGGTGGAACGATGAGTTTTTCGTATAAAGCATATAAAGAAGACGAAGTAGAAAATTATACATTAGAAGATGGTAAAGTTTATACCCTTCCTCTTGGTGTTGCTAAACATCTTAATAAGAATTGCTGGTATCCGGTACATGCGTACCAGACTGACGAATCAGGAAGACCAGTTGCGAAGATCTCATCGAAAGTTAGACGAGTAGGATTTTCTAGCTTAGAGTTTGTTGATGTTGATGATTTGACACCTGAAGGTAAACCGTTAGTAACTGTTGAAGCTACGGGAATCTAACTATGTCTCATTGCTATGCCGTTCAAAATCCAATATTCCAACCAGCTATGCGTCTTATTACCGCTATAACGCAAGCTAATCCAGCGCAAGTAACGACGAGTTTTGCTCATCAGTATATTACTGGCTTACAGATGCGGTTGGATATTCCGATTGCATGTGGCATGCAGCAAGCAGATCAGTTTGTTGGTCCTATCGTGGTCAATTCTCCCACGACATTTTTCATTGCCCTCGATACGACTACTTTTGAACCATTTTCCATTCCCTTAGCGCCGTCGCCCCATGTTAATACTTGCGCCCAAGCAGTCCCTGTGGGTGAGGTAAATTCTATACTGACTGGGGCGACGGTTAATGTTCTTAATCCCAATCGATAAAATTGTTTTTTCATATCGTAGTGTCTGCTAGTCTAGGCATGGTCTCAAGGCAAGTCTTACTAAGGATACGATTATGGCGATACATACTTTGCAGGATATTCAGACGAAAGTACGACGCCTTACAAGGTCGCCTTCTGAAGCGCAATTATCAACAAATACGCTTAATGATTATATCAATACCTTTGTTGTCTATGACTTTCCCGAGCATTTACGCACATTCAATTTACGTACGCAGTTTAGTTTTTACTGTTCTCCATTTCAGGATGTCTATCCAACGAATATTAATAATGTTGCTTTCCTTCCTGCGACTAATCCCCTTTTCGATTTTAATAATAAGTACATAACTATTCACCCTCCCGTATTTATAGCAGGGTATGAAGTATTGTATTCTCAATCACAGGAACAATTTTTTTCCATCTATCCAAAGATAAGCAACATTCAATCAATTGGTGCAGTTGGTGATGGCGTTACAACAAATTTTATTGGTACAATCAACAGTCTCAATTTTTCGCTTCAGAATGCATCACAACCTATACTGACGAATGAAGTTCTTTTCAGTTCGATTGATATTAACAACGCGGGTTTGAGCTTAATCGATCAACCGAATGTTCCATTTAATGGTTCCGGTATTCTTATTGACCCCAATACGCAAATACCGTCGGGCACCATTAACTATTTAACAGGCGCTTTCAATCTCACATTCCCTACGCCTCCTGCAGCTGGTGCACCAATTAATTCACAAACGGTTCCCTATCAACCTAGTTTGCCTCAGGCGATGCTTTTTTATGACAACGCATTCACGCTTCGACCTGTTCCAGACCAACCATATAAGATCAATTTTGAGGTCTATGTTGCACCTACAGACTTGATGAGCGGAGCGGGACCTGGACCACAAGGTCAGAATTCTCCTAAGCTTGATGAATGGTGGCAATATATTGCTCTGGGTTCTAGTATAAAGATACTTCAAGATAGGCTTGATATGGATACGGTAAATCTGATCATGCCGGAGTTTCGTAAGCAACAAACTTTGATTGAAAGAAGAACCATAGTCCAGTACAATAATGAACGACCAGCAACAATCTATACCGAACAGGTTGGTGTAGGAAATTACGGTTACGGCTGGGGCGGAGGTGGTTGGTGACTATGAATAGGGCTCTATGGTTAAGAAATGTAAAAAGTGTGATATCATGCTAACAGAAGAAAATGTCTCACGAGCTGCACCAACTAAGTGGCGAGCAGTTTGTAAGCCTTGTCGTAATAAGGATGTTGCGCGATATCAAAAAGAGAATGCTGTTCAGCGTAGATTATATGTAAATAAGCATCTTCGATTGATTGGAAAAGTAAAACAATATCCATGTCTAACGTGTACCACCCTTTGTTATAAAAAGTATGCAAAAGCATTTTGTTCTGACAAATGTAGATTCATGTGGTATGTAAAAATAACTGACACCTGTTGGTTGTGGACTGGTGCTAAAAATAGAAGTGGTTATGGGCATTTATGTTTTGGAGATGAGAAAAGCACATTCGCCCACCGAGTTTCTTATAAATTATTTAAGGGCCCAATAACTGATAATTTATTCGTGTGTCATAGTTGTGACAACACATCTTGTGTTAATCCGGATCATTTATGGTTAGGAACTACGCAAGATAATAAAAAAGATCAGATCTCAAAAGGTCGTGGTGGCATTATATTAAAACCAAGAGATGTTTTGTTGATAAGAAAGCTTTACGATAAGACTGTAGGTTCGGCAACGATAGCTAGGATTTTTAATGTTAGTTGTTCTACTATTACTAATATAGCCAAGCGCCGTATTTGGAAGCATATATAAACCTGAAGGATAGTAATCATGGCCTATAATGCAGCAATTCCGCAATCAACTGATGTGCTATCCCAATCACAGATTGACTTGCTTGGTAACTTTCAGGCCATTAATACCTTTGTAAATGTAAACCATGTACCATTTAATTCGCCAGACCAAGGCAAACACTTTCTTGTTGAGTTTCCTGTTCAAGGCGTTGCGCCTGTTATTGTTGGCGGTGAAATAGGGTTATATAACTTCTTATCACCGGTAACTGGTGTTAATGAGCTTTTTATCATTAGTCAGAGTGGTATTACTTCGTCAATTACTGCATCTATCCTCAGTACAACACCTGCACCCGCTAACGATAGTTTCGGATGGTCATATCTACCATCGGGTATCTTGATAATGTGGGGTAATAGCAATGCCAACGGTAACACAGCAATTGTCTTTCCCGTTGCCGGGGATATACCTGTGTTTAACCAAGTATTTAGCATTCAGATAACAACATTTGTTAACAGTGCTCTTGATAGCAATACCTTCGTTAGACTTTCAGCATTCACCAATCTTGGTTTCAATGTCTATGGTTCACAACGAACTACAGCAGTTCCAGCGGCATGCTCCTTCCAATACTTAGCAATCGGCTATTAAGGAATAACATGGCATTCGATAGGTTTTTAATCGCACCGTTCGATACAGGATTAGAAACATATTTGCGGCCTTGGTTGATCCCGGAGGATTCGTGGGCACTCTTACAGAATGCTTATGTGTTTCGGGGTCGTGTACGTAAACGTTTTGGTGAAGAACTTATGGGTGCTGGCACCTTTGGTTCTGTTACTGCACCACTATTCTCACGATTGCGTGTTCAGGTTGGAACGACTGATGGAGCTGGTAATATTGCAGGGATTGTACCAGGTAAAGTATTTGCTGTAGGACAAGCATTTTCTATAGGTAATGAGATATTTACCGTTGCTGTTAACGCTGCTCCTGGTGTAATGCTTGATACCGGTGCTTCAACAGTACATACCTATAATACAACAACAGGGGCCTTTGTTATTCAGGGTGCAGCAGCCTTAACTGCCGTCTATTTCTATCCTGCGTTGCCGGTTATGGGTCTAACGATTTATGAGGATGCACCCGATCCATTTAATGATGATCCTGCTTATGCATTTGATACGCAGTTTGCTTATATATTTACCGGTAGCGCTTGGGCACGATCACAAAGTGGTGGTCAACCAGTATTTACCGGAACTAATATCAATTTCTTTTGGACTACCAACTGGCGTGGCATAACAGCAGATATAAAAACACTCTATGTAACTAATTTTAATTTCACTTTAGGTTTACTAGGTGGGGCTTCTGTTAATGATCCCATTTGGTGGACGAGTGATGGTTCTACATGGGTTTCTAACTCAGCGGCTGGTAATAGTCCTCATGCTTTCTACTTCTTTCCAAGTTATGGCGGCGCACCTCAAGTACAATATACAGGTCCTTATATTCTTACTGCGCGCATTATTCTTCCATTTCATAACAGACTTTTGCTTCTTAATACTATTGAAAATGATAATGCTAACCATAATGGAACGTTGCCCGGCAGTACGAACACACAATATAAGAATCGCTGTAGATTTTCCCATTTAGGAAGCCCGATTGATGTTAACAATGCGTGGTATGAACCCAATCAGCGTGATACCTCCGGTGGGTTCAACTCAATAGCTGATGGTGCTGGTTTCCTTGATGCTTCTACTGATGAAGAAATCATTAGTGCTGAGTTCATAAAAGATCGTTTGATCGTTTACTTTGAGCAAAGCACTTGGGAACTTGTTTATCTAGGTAATCAGATAGAGCCATTTAGCTGGCAAAAGATTAATACCGAACTGGGATCTGAAGCGACCTTTTCTACCGTTCCTTTTGATAAAGTCGTTCTTACTATGAGTCAACGTGGTGTTCATGCATGTAATGGTGCTAATGTTGAACGTATTGATACTAAGATCCCGGATACTACCTTTCAGATAACACAGAAAAATCTTGGTATACAACGGGTGTTTGGTATTCGTGATTACTTTACTGAAATGGTTTATTGGACCTATCCATCCATCCAACATCAGACGAGTTCTGCTTATCCAAGTCAGGTATTAGTTTATAACTATCGTACTGGTTCATGGGCACAGAACGACGATACTATTACTGCTTTCGGTTATTTCGACCAATCTACGAGCGTCACATGGGCTACAGCATTAACTAATTGGGAAGAAGCTGATTTCTTATGGGATAGTGGTGAGGAGCAAAGTAACTACCAGCAAGTTATCGCGGGTAATCAACAGGGTTATACATTCATTATAGATCCTGATACAAGTCGCAATGCTCCTGTTCTTCAAATAACTAACATTGCTCCAACAGGGGGTAATACACGACAATTATTGACTATTATAGCGCATAATCTTGAAGCGAATTCTTATATCGCCATTGAGAATGCTCAAGGCATAACTTTTGACTATCCACCAAACCAAGGAATATTCCAAGCTTCTGTGGTTGATGCTAATACGGTTTCAATAGTTGCCCATTCGATTGGCGTCTACACAGGTGGTGGCACAGCAACGCGCGTGTCCAATATTCAGTTGAAGTCAAAACAGTGGAACCCGTATGTAAGTAAAGACAGAAATGTGTATCTTCAACGAATAGATTTTGGTGTAACAACAACACCTTTCGGATCTATAACAGTTGATTATTCTCCATCATCAACATCGATATCAATATTGGATGATGGTGCTGCCAATGGTTCTCTTGTAGGCACCGGAGTTCTTGAAACATTTCCCTATCCAAGGGTACCGTTGGAACTTACTTCACAACGCGTATGGCATCCCGTTTATTTCCAGAGCGATGGTGAATGTATTCAGCTTTCTATGTACCTTAATGATGATCTTAATTTAGCTAAATCACAGATACGTCAACAAACTATCGCATGGTCAGATTTCCAACTTGAAGGTATGGTTCTTTATACAATGCCAACAACAAGTCGTATGCAATAAAGGATAACGATGGCATCACAAACCTTTGGTTTTCTAATACCTACTACTAATGTCTGGGATGTTTCCGAGATCTATCAAGTAGATGTAAAAAGTGATGAGTTTAAAGAGCTTTTAGTACGCTTGTACCAAAATCTTAATAATATGGCGACCTCGGTTAATATTCGTGATGCCGGTTATTATGATGTTAATGAACTACTTAATGGTCAGAGTTACTTTCCCAATCCACTACTTAACTCTGCAACAATGTCAGCTCCATCATTCCGGTCTGTGTATCGTAAAGTAATAAATTGGGGTGCATTGCCTAATACCGGAACTACTTCGGTGCCACATGGTATAACATGTTCTGCAAACACAAGTTTCACTCGTATTTATGGCTCTTCTACTGATCCCGTAGGACTCAATTACATTCCGATTCCTTATGCGAGCCCTACGTTGGCTAATAATATTGAGTTAAAGGTTGATGCGACGAATGTAACGATTATTACGGGGTCAAATAGATCTGCATTCACTATAACCTACGTAATCCTTGAATACCTACAGACATAGTTATTGTAAATTATGGTGAGTCTATTTAGGATGTAGGTAGTTAAAAATTACCTTAATAAAGGGACCGTCTATGGCAAATCCTATTTCAGATCTTTTCAAAGATTATCCTTCTACAATAGAAAAATTGCCTACGATGAGACCCGAACAAATCGGAGTTCAGAATCAGGTTCTTGGGTCTGCAAGCAATCTTTTGAATCAACAACCATATAGTTTTAATTTTGCTCCTATTGAAAAAAGAGCTGTTGAACAATTCAAAACACAAACTGTTCCCGGTTTAGCTGAACGTTTTCTAGGTAGAAGTGGGGTATCGAATTCTAGTTCCTTTCAAGGTGCTTTAGGATCAGCCGCTTCAGATCTTCAAACTAATCTCGCAGCACTCGGTGCTGAATACGGATTAAAGGGACAGCAGCTCAATGAAGAAGGCTTAAGAAACCGTCTTGCTTATGGATTATCCCCTTCATTTGAGAATGTTTATACTCCTGGTCAAGCAGGTATCGGAAGACAACTAGCCGAAGGTGCAGCATCCAGTGCTTCCGGTGCAGTGGGCAGATTGGCTGGCGAAGGGCTTATGAAATATTTTGGGTTAGGAAATTATACTCCTACTCAACAAGATAAATCTGCAGCTTTATCATCTCCTAATGTAGTACAAGCTTTACAAAATCCCGAAACGGCAAACGCTGTAGGAAGTCTTGCAAAAGCTGGATTGGACACAGGAACTGTAGCAGCGCTCGCCTCTAAAGCAGCTCCTGCTGCAGGAGTTGGGACAGCGGCAGCTGTTGTAGGGTTTGAATTAGCCGTTTTAGCTGGAATGGCATGGTTAATTCATAGTTATCAAGAAGAAGGCAAAACACAAGAAGCCCAAGAAACTCAAAAGCAAAAAGAGCGTTACGAAAATTACTTACAAAAAAAGGCTCAAGGGGAAACAGTTAGAGATCCAAATCTTCCTCAGCGAGAACCTAATGAGCCGGTAGACCAATATCTACAGCGACTTTTTGCTTACAATCGCCAAAATAATAATCCAGCAGGAGAGCAATAATGGCTAATATAGTACAGGGCTATCCTAAAGCACGTTTTGCATCGTATCTTGGTGCTGGTCTTGGTGAAGGGTTAGCTACATTAGCTGAAGCTAAAGTTCAACGTATGCAAGAGGACCAGAATATTCGTCAATATACTTCAGCTGGTGTTGATCCTATCTCCGCACGTTTTATAGCAAAGCTTCCAGCCGAACAAAGAATTCCCGCTTTAGGAAGATATCTTGAACAGGGACAAGGATTTCCTGGCGAGCAACAACAGTATCAACAGCAAGAACAATATTTACCACAGCCACAATTACAACATCCTCAGGGTGGTATGCAAGCACTACAACAACCATATTTTCAAGCGCAACCTCAACGCCAAGGTAATATTGCTTCACTTCTCGAGAACAACTATTCATCGCCCATAGCTCCGCAGTTTTTAGAGGGTCTCATTAAATCGCCACAACAGAAACAACAAGTTCAGCAACAACAGCAAGCGTTGGAACAGCAACAGATATTGGCTAATCAAGCTCAGAATCAACCGCAGCAAATGCAGGGACAACAAATAGCGCAACAACCGCAACCGATTGCACCCGCTCAACCGCAACAGCCACAATTAAATAATCAGCAGAGATTGGCACGAGCTCTCGGTGCTGCTGCTCCAGCTGCTATAGAAAAACAAGAATTGGCAGAACAAAAACGACTTGATGCTAAGCAAAGAGCTATTAATACTCAGAATGCACCGTTTCTTAAAGGTATAACTAAAGCAGTTGATAATGCAGAAGTCGCTCTCGATGCATTACAGAATATGAAAAAACCTCTAGCGACGGATAAAGTTGCTGCAGGTATTGCAGGAAAGTTTCCTACAGTTCTGCTTAATGAAGAATCTCAATTATTTGATAAGTATTCGAATCAATTAGCTCAACAACTTTCAGGACAAACTGGTATTCCGACAGGATTCAAAATTAAGTTTGCCCTAACTCAAAAGCCAAACCTAGAACAAAAACCCGAAACACAAAAGACTCTCGTTGATAAGTTGATAAAAGATGCTGAACGAGTTCTGCAAAAAGGTTCGATAAAAGATAAGATCATAGAAGAAAATGGTGGCGAACAGCCAGCAAATCTTGAGACATTAGTTAATAAAAGATTTGCACAGGGTGAGAAATCAGGTGCATCAACATCAGATATTGTCTCTGATCTTTCGCAAGCTCAGGATCTTGAAAAGGGAGATCAAGCTATTAACGAAGAAACTGGCGAGACCTTAGAGTGGAATGGTAAGCAATGGATTAGGAAATAATCATGCCTTACAAAATCATACGTAATCAACAAAGAACTCCTGATTCTACAGAGTCTTTAGGTGGTGCTGCTCTAAGAACTGGTTTACGTACTGCTGCACGAATTGGTGAAGCAGCCGTAGGATTGCCCGGTGATATAGCTCAAGCTGCTTTAGGTGCTGCTAATTATGTTTCTGGGGGCGCGGTTCCTACGTATGGTCAAGTGCAAGAAAAATTACCTATATCACTTCCTACATCTGAAAATGTTAAACAATTCCAAGAGAAAGCTACGGGCGAATACCTAAAGCCCCAAGGGGAAAATGAACAAACTTGGGATGACTTTGTTGGTCTCGTGACCCAGCTTGCGATTCCCATTTCAGGACCAGCTGGTTTAGCTAAAGCAGGTGCTACTACTAAAGCGTTACAAGCTGTTCCTAAAGCAGCAAAGGTCGCTGGTATAGGAACATTAGGAGCTCGTGCCGTTAAAGAACTTGGTGGTTCTCCAATTACGCAAGAGGGAACAAAATTAGGTCTCATGTTAGCTACAGGATTACGTGGTGGGCGCCAAGCACTAGAGCAACAGCAAAAAGCTGCCTATGATATTGTAAAAAATATACCACCATCGGTAACGCATGAAATTCCCGCATTAGAAACTCATCTTAAAAAGCTTACGAAATATATCGATAGCGGAATAAGGACACCTGACAAGAAAGCGCTTGCTGATATTTTGGAATCAGTTGAAAAAGCTATAGATAAAGGAACGCAGCGTATTTTTAAAGATGGTAAATATACACGTACTGCGGCAATTCCTATTGGGGAAGCAGTTGAGATTGAAAAAGGTATTAATCAACTAAACCGTGATTATACTTATCCTAGACAAGCTAAACCTTATCTAGCAGACCTAAAAAAAGAAGTTCAAAACGTTATCGATGAATATGGTAAAACTAATAAACCATGGTACAACGCTTATACGGAATCAAAAGATATAACACGTGGTTTAAAGGATCGTTCTAAAGTTAATCAATTCTTACAAGAGAATGTTGATTTTAAAAAGAATTTAAAGAGCGTTCTAACAAGTAAGCTTCTATATGGTGGTCTTTATTTTGCTCCCCAAAAAGTTGCCACTGGTTTAGCACTTTCTCCTATAGCATACGCCACTCGAGAAATACAAGAACTCGGAGAACTTCTTTACAAGAGCAAACATGCTCAGAAGTATTATAAAGATGCTATGAAATCGGCTCTTGAAGGCAATAAAACTGCTTTTGCCCATAGTGCTGCTCGATTAGATAAAGTTGTTCAGAAATATGAACAAGAAAATATACCCAAAGGAAGTTTTAGGATTATTCGTAATAGATAGTTTCATGTTCTTGTTCCATACATTTTTTTTTATTTGAACATGAACATGAAAACATCCAAACTATTATTAGAACTTCAAATAATAACGTTTCGTTCACAATTCCCCCTACAGGATTATTTTAAAAGCCACACTATAAACGTCCCTAATAAAAACACTAAAAAACACACAATACCTATCCAGTGACAGACCATTAGCACATCAATGATGGTGTCCATCACTTTCTTACCATTACAAGACAACTAATTAACACAAATACCGCAATAATAAGAACTGACCACCAGCGCCATGTTTTCACTTCAGGGCACGCTTCAGCAATCGTTGTAGTATCTGACTTTGCTGAACGCAGGATGGTGATATAACACTTTCGAGAACAGAACTTAGGATCATCCATACGTATACGGCGCTTCGTGAACTCAGTACCGCATTGCTTACATTTCAAGTTCATACGCTCTCCTTTAGATTTCCTCGATCTGTTCCCTGTGAATTTGGGCCATTATAGCAAGTAATATCCATTCTCTTATGGTAATCCGTTGCTTAGTGGCTCGTATCTTTATGGTATTATGCGTTTCATCTCCTACATTGAATATGATTCGCTTAGGTGTTTTTCTCTTCATATTGTCCTCAATGGTATATACATATATATACTCTAAACGATAAAAACCCTCTTGTCTAGCGCTTTATCATATTTTTCGTATATATTCTTCGCTTATATTCGTGATAGGAGGTAGTCTACCCTGACATTATTTAATATCCTTATAAGGAGACTTTCATGGCAGTCAGACGTTTAAATCAATTTTCAGCGTATGGGGTAGGTGATAACCTTATCCCTTTAGCTCCGTTACCTATTATTGCACGACGTGACCCTACAACCTCGGACCTGGCTCAGTTGGGCACGATCTGGGATAATGAATTAACAGGAGCAGTTTGGATTCTTTCCTCAATTAGTGCCAATTCAGCTAACTGGGCCACGAGCGCGGTATCAGGCAACGTTGTGGCACTTTCAGTTGATATTACGACCGGCGGTCTTACTATCGACGCTGGTGCTTTGGGAATCGATGTTGGCGCTGGTGCTTTTACTGTCGATAACTCAGGTAACACTGTTGTTAACAATCTTACGATCGGTGGCACCTTAACATTTACGGGTACTCTTAATCTTGTAAGTGCCGCTGAGATTATTATTGAATCGACGTTTAACGGCGCACCTTCTATCTTGCTCGAAGCAAATGGTGGTGCAGCTGAACAAATAGCGATTAGTAGTTTACAAGGTACATCTGCTACTTCTATTGATATTGCATCTACATCTGGCGGTGTTGCCCTTGCTTCTGGTCTCAATTCTGCCACAGCTCTTTCATTAACAGCTGGCGGTGGTGGTGGTATTGCTCTTGTCGCAGGCGCTGCTGGTATTAGTGTCGCTGCTACAAATGGTGCTGTAGCTATCACTTCAGGAACTGGTGCTATTAATCTTGGTGCTGATGCAGTAGCCCACACTATTACAATGGGCAACATAATTGGTGCGACTGCAGTTAATGTCAATTCAGGAACGGGTGGATTTCATGTTGTATCAACAGGTGCGGGAGATATAACTCTTGCGTCTTCTGATACCCTTCTTCTTGATTCAGCTGGTGTGCTTGAATTGAATTCATCGGCTGGTGTTATATCTGTTGGTAATGATGCGGTTGCTCAGAATATTAACATAGGTACAGGTGCAGCAGCGCGTACGATTACCATTGGTAACGTTTCTAGCACAACAGGACTTGTTCTTAATTCGGGAACTGGCGGCGTTGCCATAAATACCACTACGACGGGTGATGTCATTGTAACTTCTGCTGACACAGTTCTTATAGACTCGGCAGGCGTACTCGAACTTAATTCTTCAGCGGGTGTTATCGGTATTGGCAATGATGCCGTTGCTCAGAATATTAATATTGGTACTGGCGCAGCAGCACGTACGATTACGATGGGTAATATAAGTGGTGCTACAGCGGTTAACGTCAATTCAGGAACTGGTGGATTCAATGTCGTATCCACAGGTGCTGGAGACATCACTCTTGCTTCTTCTGATACAGTTCTTATAGATTCAGCGGGAGTTCTTGAACTTAACTCCTCTGCAGGTGTTATCAGTGTTGGTAATGATGCCGTTGCTCAAAATATCAATATAGGTACGGGTGCAGCGGCACGTACGATTACTATCGGTAACGTTTCTAGCACAACAGGATTGGTACTCAATTCGGGTACTGGTGGTGTTGCAATAAATACTACTACGACAGGCGATGTTATCGTAGCCTCTGCTGATACTCTACTTCTCGATTCTGCTGGTGTCCTTGAACTTAATTCATCTGCGGGTGTTATCAGTGTTGGTAATGATGCTGTATCGCAAAATATTAACATTGGTACAGCAGGTGCTCGTGTTATTTCGATAGGTAATAGTACTGGTGCTACACAACTTGTTCTTGATGCTGGTACAGGTGGCGTCGATGTTGGTACAAATGCAATCGCACATACGGTTACACTTGGTAACATAATTGGTGCTAGTGCAGTTAATATCAATAGTGGCACGGCTGGTTCTGCGATTGTCACAACCAATGGTACGTTCTCTGTTGCTACAGGAACAGGTACTGTTGATATTTCTAATGATGCTACAGCGAATACCGTCAATGTAGGTACGGGTGCTGGTGTTAAAACAGTTAATATAGGTTCAACCAATACAACATCAGTAACGACTATCAATGCTGGTGCTACAGGTAATGTAGCTCTTGGTGGTGCTTTTGTAGCACTTCCTGGTCCTGTATTTATTTACACAGGCGCAGGCGCTCCAGCAGGAGGTCTTGCCGTGCAAGTTGGAGATCTTTATATAAACACAACAGCTGCTTCAGCAGTAACGAGAATGTATATTGCCACAGCTGCGGGAGTGTGGACTAACTTCACATGTGCTGCATAATGATTAACTAATGAGAAGAGCCCTACCAAATGGTGGGGCTCTTTTTCTTGAAGTGATATATAATCCCGCCATAGTTCATTAGACATTCAAGCGAGGATAAACGATGTCAGTAAAAAATTATGTATTTCCTGTACCTATTGATAATTTCGATGTAGCAGATATCAACCCTGCTCTTCTTTTACCTATTAATGCCGGTGGATTTCCTCATCCTTTAATTCTCTTACGTATTGTAAATCAATCTAATATTGCTGTCTTTTTGAGTTGGGATGGCGTAACGGGTCATGATGTTGTGGCTGCCAATTCAAGTGTCGAATATAATTTTCAATCCAATTCTCAACCGAATAATAGTCTAGCCAATGTTAAACAAGGCCAAGTTATTTATGTAACAGCTCCAGCAGCAGGTGTAGGTGATGTATGGCTTGTTGGCTTTTATCAACCACTAGGAACATAAGATGGCATTACAAAGTTTAGCAATACGTTTTGCAGCTGAGCCAGTTCGCTCTTTAGCCTTTGGCACTGTGGGTGTGGGATATACCGGCATAGGAACCTCACTTGCCAATCCTGCACGACAGTTTTTTATTCAGAATCTTACTGATTCAACACTTATGTTTTCATTTGATGGTATTAACGATCATTTTCCATTGCCATCAAATGGATTCTTCTTGGATGATATATCTTCTAACAAATCGACATCTATCCAAGGATGGTTCCTTGCTGAAGGTTCTCGTATCTATGTGAAGCAACTTGGTGTTCCCACTTCGGGCGCCGTGTATGTATCAGTCTTTTACGGCGCAGATTAAGGAGAAACGATGAAAAATAATACGTGGAAGGGGATACAATGAGCCAGGCGGGGCGTTATATAAACAACTCGGGGCCGGCCGGGTTTGTACAAACACTAACCGGCAATGTAGGTGGTCCAGTACCGCCATCTTTAGGTAATATTAATATTATTGGTTCTGGTGATATTACCGTTACTGGTAATCCTGGTACCAATACACTAACCATATCAGATTCAGGAGCAGTGCCTAATTCATTTCCTGCTGATGCAGGAACTGCAACTCCAGCAGCAGGTGTACTTAATATATTTGGTGGCAATAACATTCATACGACCGGTGCTGGTAATACCATTACCGTTAATGTATCTGGTACGACCAATCATGCATTGCAATTGGGTAATGCAACCGGTTCACTCACTTCCTTAGGCGTTGCTGCTAATGGTCAGCTTCCTATTGGTTCTGCTGGGGCTGATCCGGTACTATCTACGTTAACAGCGGGTACGGGTATTACGATAACCAATGGTGCTGGATCTATTAGTATTGCTGCTTCAGGTGCAGTAGCCGAATCATTCCCTACAGACGCAGGAACAGCAGTGCCAGCATTAGGTGTACTTAACCTATTTGGTGCTCATGGCATCAATACATCAGGTGCTGGTAATACGGTAACAACAGCAGTTGATAATACCCTTACACTTGGTGATCTTGTCAACGTTACAGGAGCAAATGCTCTGGATCTGGTAACCGGTGATGCAACTCTCGATGCAGGTAATATAAATCTGGCATCAACTCTTGCTTCGGGGCTCGTGGGGATAATAACGGTAAACTCTCTGAATTTCATTCATTCCTATGGGACTGGTAATACTTTTGTAGGAGAGAGCGCTGGTAACTTAACGCTTACCACTGCAAATGCGACCTTTAATACGGGTATTGGCTATCATTGCTTACAGTCATTGACTGACGGTTCAGTAAACACTGCGGTAGGTATATCTGCATTGCAGGCAGCTACAACGGGAAGTCAGAACTCTGCATTTGGATTTCAGCCATTAGCTTCTTTAACTACCGGAACGGCAAACTGTGCTTATGGCACCGTGAGTCTTAATTCACTTGTTGGGGGCGACAATAACATATGCTATGGAGATGGCACTCTTAGTGGTTTGACCGGTGGCTCACGCAATATAGCTTTGGGTACGGGAACAGGACAGGCATATAATGCAAACCAATCAGATAACATTCTCATTGGAGGAGGACTCCTTGGTGATATCGCCGATGCTAATACGATAAGAATTGGTATCTCTGGTGGTGGTAATTATCAACAAAATAGATGCTTTGTTGCGGGTATTGATGGCGTTAACGTAGGTAGTACGGCAAAAGTAGTTACCATGGGAACGGCTGGAACGGTAGATCAACTTGGTACTGCGACTATAACAGCAGGTACTGGTATTACGGTAACACCTGGTGCTAATACGATTACGATTGCTTCTTCAGGTACCACAAATCTAACGTATACGAACGTTAATACAACGCCCTATGTCGTACTGGCTACTGATGAATATCTTAGCGTTGATTGTTCTGGTGGAGTTATAACGGTTCAGTTACCAAATGCTGCTACGTCAGGCCGTGTATTTACCATAAAAGATCGTACGGGATCGGCTGCTGCTAGTAATATCACCGTTACTACAGTTGGTGGAGCAGTCAACATTGATGGTGCTGTTACTTTTGTTATGAATACGGCATACGAATCTATCAATGTTATTGGTAATGGCACTACGTATGAGGTTTATTAATCATGGCATATAAAAGAATTTCTCCTCAGCCAGTTGTAGAAGGTGGTACAGGGGCACAGACACTTACTGGTGTTGTGATTGGTAATGGTACATCAGCTCTTACTGGCAATGCTGTAACCCAGCATGATATTCTCGTTGGCGGTGCTTCTAATGCAATTACATCAGTAGCACCAAGTGCAACATCAGGAGTTCCTGTAATATCACAAGGTGCCGCAGCAGATCCGGTATTCGGTACTGCGGTAGTTGCTGGTGGTGGAACTGGTGTAACTACCATGACAACTGCATATGCGCCGGTATGTGCGGGAACTACAGCGACTGGTAATTTGCAAGTAGCATCGACTGGTTTAGCAACTTCAGGGTTTGTTCTTACGTCTAATGGATCTGCAGCATTGCCAAGTTTTCAAGTAGTTGGTGCCTCGGGTGCATTTTCAAGTACTGTTACTCAAGTATTTACATCAACCGGTACCTATACACCAACAGCAAATATGAAGTATTGCATTATTGAAGTTGTTGGTGGTGGCGGCGGTGGCGGCGGTACACCTGCTACGACTGGAGCTCAATTTTCAGTAGCAAGTGGTGGTGGTGGTGGTGGCTATGCTCGAAAAACTTTCGCAGCAGCAACGATAGGGGTTTCTCAAGCAGTAACCATTGGTGCTGCGGGAACAGCCGGTACTAATGCTCCTACTTCTGGCGGTAATGGCGGTACAACTTCAGTAGGAGCTTTGATATCTGCTACGGGTGGTTCTGGGGGTGCCCAAGGAGGTGCTGCCACAGTAGGAGGTAACAATTCTCTTGCCAGCGGTGGCTCTGGTTCTAGCGGTGATTTCAACACGACTGGGAATCCATCTGGACCAGCTTTTGCTATAGTGGCAGCACTTTCTGGAAATAGTGGTGCCGGGGGATCATCGTTTTTTGGTGGGGGTGCTCCCGCTGCTTTTTCACAGAGTTCAACAGCTGCGGGAATTGCAGCAACTTCATATGGCGGAGGTGGTAGTGGAGCAATTTCTGTAGCTACTAACTCTGCTGCTGCAGGTGGTGCCGGAGCTGCTGGTCTTGTAGTTATTACTGAGTTTATTTAAGGAGTAGCAATGGCACAAAGAACACGAGCACAGCGACTTAATGGTTTGTTCCCTCTTTCTTATACGGGTGTTGTACCAACATCTC